CTACTCAGGACAACACATACACCCTCCCAACTCCAGAAGCAGGCGTAGCATATCGCTTTGTATTCGCAGGAGCGGCGGCGGCATCTTTTGATGCAATCTTCGATACAGGCGCTGATGCCAACTTCTACATTGGTGGAGTCACATTCCTTGACACAGACAACGAAGTATCTGTTGTTGGGTCAGACGGAAACTCTAACAGCATCTTCCAGATCAATGTGCCTGCGGCTTTTGATGTGACATTCCTCGGACTCGATGGTACCAACTATCAAGTCTTTGGTACGGTAACATCAGCGACTGCACCAGCGTTCTCTGACCAAGCATAAGGAGTAAGTCATGGCAATGTCTGATGTATTTGCGGTCACCCGCACTGATGATGGTTCAATTTATGGTCAGCGGGCGCGAGTGCGTCAGATTGTTGTCACGACATCTGGCTCTGGAAGTCCCGCCATTGTTGTAAAAGATGGCGGCGATTCTGGCACAACAAAGCTTTCAATGACATTTACAACCAGTGACGTAGTTACCGTCAACATTCCTGATAACGGGATTCTATTTGGCACAGACGTTTATCTTGATTTAACAGATTGCGACTCAGTCACATTCTTCATATCGTAGGTGAACAATGGCTACAACCAAGAACGTGAAAAAAACACCGTCTGGTCGAGTAAGCTATCGCGGTGAGACGTTTTCTGGTTATAACAAGCCTAAGCGCACGCCCGGAAAAAACAAAAAGTTTGCGGTGCTTGCCAAGAAAGGCAGTGATGTGAAGCTGGTTCGTTTCGGTGATCCTAATATGGAGATCAAGCGAGACGATCCGGGTCGCCGGAAAAACTTCCGAGCCCGACACAATTGTGACACGGCCAAGGACAAGTTCTCAGCACGGTATTGGAGCTGTAAGAAGTGGTGATGGATAGATACAGACAAGCTCTAGCCCAGTATATGGCTGAGCAACAGCCAATGCGTATGGCAGAGGGCGGGATGGTGTCTCAGGCTGATTATGATGCCTTTACGCAAGAGGTTTACAACCAGATAGCGAGGGGTGAGCTGACAACTGATCAGCAAGTCAATAATGCCTTGGCCGGTAGCCTGAATGTGTTCTCCACCGAGGGCAATGTATTTGAACCAGAAAAACTTGTCTCCTCAATCCAGCGGATCGGATCAACCTTTGGCCAAACGCCAGCGGATATAAACACAGTACTCGGCAATATCAACCCAGTCTTTACAGCCGCAGGCTTTGACTTACTTTCGCCTGCCGAGCCACCACCACCACCTGCTCCGGACCCAGACCCGCCTGCGCCACCACCACCTGCTCCGGACCCAGACCCGCCTGCGCCAGAGCCTTTGACGCTAGATCAGTCTAACTATGATGAGTACACGCAGAGCGTGTTTGATCGCGCAACTGCCGGGCAAATAACGCCCGACCAAATTATTCAGGAGATCTCAAGCGGTTTCCAGAATCTACAGGATCAGGGCTATAACGTTGAAGCAGACAAGCTTCGGTCTTCCGTAGAAACGGTGTGGAACAGAAGCTCCACGGCCGAGGATGTAGGCACAGAAATCAACAATGCGCTATTTGCGCTTGACGATATATTGGAGCCGGTTGGCCTTGATATAGGCAACTACACGTTCATTGAGCCGGTAGCTCCAGTAGACCCTGTGGATCCAGTAGACCCTGTAGACCCAGTTGATCCTGAAATACCAATAGACACTGGGTCAACAACAGGGTTGGCCAATACCGTTCAGATGCTCACGCTGGAAGCACAGCAAACTGGAGACTACTCTGCCCTAAACCAGTTCCTTCAGGACGAAGGCATCACAATGTTTGGCTTACAGCAGTTGTATCCAGACATTACGGAAGAGGGGTTCCAAGAAATTATTGATGCTGGCGCCATTCCTTTCGGCTATACCCCGCCCACTCAGACGGATCCGACCATTCCCACCGCTGACGATATACCCAGTGACTTCTACACCGGGTTTCAGCAGTATTATCAAGGTCTTGATCCAGACACAAGAGGGTCAATGGCGGCAGAGCTAGAGTCCTATGTGGCGCAAAATGTGGACGTGGGCGATATACTTGCGTCAGCAGGCGCTCAAGAGTACCAGTTTGGCGGCGGCTACGGTGGAAGCTTTACGCCAGAGGTGTACGATCCGGGTCTTACATTTGCTGGATACAGGACGCCCGAAGCAACCGGCATTAATGTTCGCGATCCATTCGGCCAGTACACGCTGAGTCAAGCAGAGTCACAGAGAGAGGCAGTTGCACCGAAAGACGTGGCAACTTTTTCACAACAGGCATTTCAGCGGCTGGCCCCAGCAGAAAGGGAGTCGCTCATTCGAGATGCCGTTTCCAACTTTGGCCTAGACTCTACAGACTTACAAACAGGGGCGCTTGAGTTTGGCGTCACGCCAGAGATGATATCGTCCGCTGTTGGCTTGCCTCAGACAGCCCTTCCTCAAGGATTGCAGTCAATCACGCCTGAGTCGTTTGCGACCAGAACAATACCCGGAATCGTGCCGTCAACCTTTATTCCGCAGGTGGGTGATATCACCCCCTTGAGCGGCGTTAGCACTGGCCTTCCTTCGCTTGGGGTTCAGCCATTGCCGACCTACACACCGATTAGTTTTGCGGCAACCCCAGAGGAGGTTGCGGCGGCCACCATCGGAGCAATGAACGCGGCAGAGGCAGAGCAGTCATGATCAATAGATCAAGCATGGGCAAGCAGATGACAGGCAACCGCCAAAGGCCAGAAGGCAAAAAGCGATCATGCGGATTTGTCTCAAGCGGCACAGATGCTGGGGACCTTGAGATCATACGCAACGCCAAGAATATTGATGACGGCTCTGGCGGCAGTGTCAGCGGCATGAAGAAGGGCGGCAAAACCAAAAGCAAGGGCAAGATTTGCCCAGAAGGCAAAGCTTGGGCTAAGCGCACCTTTGACAAGTATCCAAGCGCATACGCAAACCTTGCCGCATCAAAGTATTGTAAGGACCCCAACTACGCCAAGAAGTCGAAAGGCGGGAAGCGGAAGGGTAAGTAATGGGACAGCTCAAGAAGTGGCTAGATGAGGACTGGGTCAGGATTGACTCCGAAGGAAACATCGCAGGCCCATGCGGTTCCTCTAAAAACAAAAAGAACCCAGACCGCTGTCTCCCAAGAAAGAAAGCGCAGAGCCTCAGCAAGTCTGAGCGCAAAGCGACAGCCCGAAAGAAAAAGAAAGAAGGCTCCAAGGGTAAGCAGTTTGTTGCAAATACACCCAAGGCAAAAGTCACGAAAGCGAAATCAGGTGGCCGCTGTATGCGGGACGGGATCGCATTAAAAGGAAGGACAAGAGCATAACATGGCTGTAGTAACACCAGATCTACCGGAGCTGTTTGAAGAAGCCTTTGAGCGTGCTGGACTTGAAATGCGGACAGGATACGATCTAAAGACTGCTCGCAGGAGCTTGAATCTTCTGACACTTGAGTGGCAGAATAGAGGCTTGAATTTGTGGACTATTGAGCCCGGCGAAATTTCTCTGTCATCAGGTACTGGGACGTACACCTTTCCTGCCGACACAATTGACTTAATTGAAATGTCATTGCGCACTGGCTCTGGGGTCAACCAGATAGACACCAATGTGGAGCGGATCAGTGTATCGACTTATTCTCAGCAGACTAACAAAAACACTACCGGAAGACCCGTGCAGGCGTTCATTCGCCGTCTGGCAACGGAGACAACTGTTACGCTGTGGCCTGTGCCGGATTCAACTGACACTTATACTTTGGCGTATTACCGCCTCCGTGGAATTGACAGCATTGACTCGGGCGTTTCGGGAACGGCTGATGTGCCTCCGAGATTTGTCCCTTGCCTTGTTTCGGGTCTAGCGTACTACATTGCTATGAAGAAGCCAGAGGTGTCGGACAGGGTGATTCCGCTAAAGCAGGAATATGAATTTCAGTTTGAGTTGGCCGCAGGAGAAGATCAGGAAAGTGCTTCGCTTCGATTCATTCCATTCAGCACCTTCTATACTTCAGGGATCTAGATGCAACACGTACTATACAACCCGTTTTACTACAACCCACTGCCCGATCAATTGACTATCGGGGAAAGCGATATTGAGGGGCTTGGAATTTTTTCCACGACCGAAATAGATCCAGAGACCGACCTCGGAACAACACACATCAAAGTCCCCATGTTCCAAGGATACATACGAACCCCCATCGGTGGGTTTCTAAATCACGCTGATGAGGCTAACTGTGAGCTTGTACTGGTCCATGACTGGGATGACTGCAAGGTTTATAATGTAGTCACGCTTCGCGCCATTGAGGCAGGCGAAGAACTGGTTCTAAACTACGAGGATTAAACGTGCCCGTATACGCGAAAGCAAGCAGAGCATTTGGGTATTGCGACAAGACAGGTTTTCGCTACCCTCTCAACCAACTTGTGTATGAATACAAGAATGGTGTTAAGACAGGCATGCGCGTTGGGCATGATGTGGTTGATCCAGATCAGCCGCAAAACTTTTTAGGGCGACTCAAAATCTTTGATCCTCAGTCATTGCTTGATCCTCGCCCAGATAGATCCTTGGATGAGAGCAGGGCTTTCTTCGGGTGGAATCCAGTGGGCAATCCGCTGACATTAGTAGAAGGTGCCGTAGGCACAGTATCAATCACGGTTAGTTGAGGTGAGTAATGAAAAAGACCAAGGGCTACGCGAAGGGCGGAGCAATGAAGAAAACGAAAGCAATGGCCGCAGGCGGGAAGATGCCGATGGTCAAGGACAAGGACGGGAATATGGTTCCCGAGTTTGCGGCGGACGGCAAGGGCAAAATGGCGAAAGGCGGCATGACCAAGTCTTCTGCTATGAAAAAGAAAGCCGGTGGCGCGATGAAGGGTACTAAGGCGATGGCCAAAGGCGGAGCCACAAAGAAGACCAAGGCGATGGCCAAAGGCGGTGCGATGAAGGGCACCAAAGCGATGGCTAAGGGCGGCGCTACAAAGAATACGAAGGCGATGGCGAAGGGCGGTGCAACCAAAAAAACCAAGGCAATGGCCAAGGGTGGTGCAATGAAGAAGACAAAGGGTTATGCTACAGGCGGCGTAGCCCGTGGTACAGGCGCGGCTACAAGAGGAAAGAAATTTAGCCGGAGCATGTAATGCCTTATTTG